TGATGTTCCGGCCTGCCGGGGTGTATCGGAACAGTATGTGCGTGGTCCGGTGCGGGGACCGGATGGTGGCGAAAAAGAAAGCCCCTATCTTTACCCCCGGTGAGATGGCGGTGGTGAAGCTGTCGGCAGAATCGGTGTCCGGTTTGGACGGAGATCTGATTGTCAGCGTGGAAGGAGGGGAATAATATGGAACTGACTTGTATCAACTGTCCTGTCGGCTGCCGCCTGCAGGTGAAAATGCAGGAGGGCGTTGTGACAGAGGTCACGGGAAACCAATGCAAGCGGGGAGAAAAATATGCCCGGCAGGAGTGCGTGGCGCCCCAACGGATGATCACGGCGGTGATCCCGGTGGCGGGAAGTCAGGTGCCGCTGTCTGTCAAGACCCGTTCGCCCATTCCCAAGCAGAAGATGTTTGCTTGTATGAGGGCGCTTTCCAAACTGACCCTCACCGCCCCTGTAAAGGCCGGTTCGGTGGTGCTGGAAAATGTGTGCGAAACCGGGGTGGACGTAGTTGCCACCAAAAGTGTGTAATTTTCAGTGCTCGAAAAATTGTTTCTAAACTATGAATAAATTGCAAACAACAAGAATGAAATATTAGTAAAACACAGAAGATAACATAGAAAACGAAACTTTTTATAAGCAAAACACCGTTTTATAAGTTGGGAAAAGGTTGGGAAGATTTTTCGGAAAACCCGTGATACAATAATAAAGCCAAGAGTAGATGAGCCGGGCGTGAAGCCCAAACGGGGTCATTGCGAACCAGTGACCTGTGTCACTGGTGTGGCAATCCCCCACGTAAACAGAAAATATCTTTTGGATGTACAAAGATGCAGGGGATTCCCACGCCAGTGTGCGCACTGGCTCGGAATGACAATGTTTTCAGAAGCAGCGGAGAGATTCGCTGCTTCTTTTATTTGGAAGGAGGAGATGCGGAAGGGAATATGGCGGTAAAGAATATTTCCCAGGAACGGGTGATGCGGGAGTTGGCGGCGATCGCCTTTGCAAAGGTGCCGGAGCTTTTGGAGATCGACGGTACCAATATAAAGCTGAAGGACTATCTCACACCAAGTCAGCGGGCGGTGGTTGCGTCGGTGGAAAAATCCACCACCGGCATCAAGGTGAAATTCTACGACAAGCTGAAAGCACTGGAGCTGCTTGGCAAGCATTTCGGTCTGTTCGAGGGAAAGGAAAATCAGGAAACAAGCAAAGACAACAATCTACTGGAGGCAATTTTACGTGCGACCGGGCAGGAGGTGGATACGGATGATGTATCAGAGCTTCAGTAAGCGGCAATTACTGGCCATGACATGGTGGAACCGCCCGGGCTTAAGTCGTATGGAGGGAATCCTGTGTGACGGTGCCATCCGTTCCGGAAAGACCTTAAGTATGGTGACGGGGTTTTTCCTGTGGAGTATGGCAAATTTTGATGGGTGCTGCTTCGGTCTTTGCGGCAGGACCATCGGCGCTTTGCGGCGGAATATCGTGGGGAATCTGCCGGCTTGGCTGGGGGATGTGGTGCAGATCACCGAGCATCGCACAGAGAACAAACTGGTCGTCACCAACCGGGAGGGAAAACGGAACATCTACTACCTGTTCGGCGGACAGGACGAAAGCGCCTACAAGCTGATCCAAGGCATCACCCTGGCAGGTGTTCTGCTGGATGAGGCGGCGCTGATGCCACGCTCCTTTGTGGAACAGGCCTGCGCCCGATGCTCTGTGTCCGGGTCGAAAATGTGGTTCAACTGCAATCCGGAGGGGCCGGAGCATTGGCTGTATAAGGAATGGATCCGAAAGGCAAAGGAGAAAAACCTGTTGCACTTGCATTTTACCATGGAGGACAATCCCGGTCTGGATCCGGCGATCCGGGCAAGATATGAGGCTATGTACACCGGTGCGTTCTACCGGCGGTATGTGCTGGGTCAGTGGTGTATGGCCGAGGGGCTTGTGTATGATTTTCAGCCGGAAAAGCATATCACAGAGGAAGTCCCCCAAACAGGCCGGTACTATATCTCCGTGGACTACGGCACCCAAAATCCCTTTTCCGCCGGACTGTGGTGTGTGTCCGGTGGCAGAGCGGTGCGCCTGCGGGAGTTTTACCACAGCGGACGGGACACTGGTCGGATGTACACCGATGAGGAGTATCACCGGGAGCTGGTGAAGCTGGCAGGAAACTTACCGGTGGAAACGGTGGTGGTGGACCCATCGGCGGCGTCCTTTATCGCAACCATTCGCGCCCACGGGGTGTTCTCCGTGCGGAAAGCCAAAAATGATGTATTGGGTGGTATTCGGTTGGTGGCGGAATTGCTGCGGCAGGGTGTTATACAGGTCACACCCGGGTGCCGGGACAGCATCCGGGAATTTTCTCTGTACCGCTGGGAGGAAAACGGGGAAACCGACCGGGTGTGCAAAGAACATGACCACGCAATGGATGACATTCGCTATTTTTGCGCCACCGTACTGCGGCGGAACAGAGAATTACGACAGAAAATCGGAGGAAATTCAGATGAAAAATTGGTTACAGACTAAATTCCTGCCCATGTGGGCAAAAGAGTCGGTCCTGCGGGATAATCGGTTGCTGAAAAAGGAAAATCAGAAACTGCAATACAAGCTGAACGAGCTGGAGGCTTATGTATTGGGCATCCGGCTGGGTATGCGTGCCGGCAGGACGGGAGGCAAAAAATGAGCATTTACAACTATGAAAAGGTGTTCGGCGCCCAGGATATGACCACCCGGGCTATGCGGCAGGCCATTGAACGGTGGTTTGCTATGTACTATGACGGGGATGGAACAGAGCAGTCCGACCCCTGTCAGCGGATCCCCTACACGGTGGTCAACAAGCTGGTGAAGGCGGTGTTCGGAGAGTACAAGGCCAATGCCGATACAGCCCTTGGGAATCGGGTACTGGCAGAGCTGGATGCCAAAAAACGGTTGGCCTTGCAGCTTGCGCTGGTGGGCGGCGCCTGCTATCTCAAACCCTGTCCTGACGGGATGGGGTTTTCCTTTACCCTGGTACCCCGGGACCGGGTGCTGATCTTCGGCAGAGATCAAAACGGCAGACCCACGGACATCGGCTTGGTGGAAAACTGCACCGAAGGCAACAGCTATTACACCCTGCTGGAACGCCGGCAGGTGGACGGCAACGGGTTTTTGACCATCACCAACCGGCTGTTCCGCAGCCGGGATGCTCAGCAGTTGGGTACGGAGGTGCCCCTTAAAAATGTGCCAGCGTACAGGGACTTGGCGGAACACTACTGCTTTCCCAAGCCGGTAGGCTCGGTGGGACTTACAGAGATGAAGCTGCCGATGCTCAACTGCGTGGACGGCTCTTCTGACGGCGTGGCAGTGTATGCTGCGGCGGAGGGACTGATCCGGAACATCGACCGGAATGAGGCGCAGATGAACGGGGAGTTTTCCCGGGGCGAGAGCCGGGTGTTCGCATCCCGTGACCTGTTGGACCGGGAACTGGGCTTGCAGGACCATCTCTTTGTGGGCTTGGACGATGACCCGGAGCACGTGGGGCTGACGGTGTTTTCTCCCCACCTGCGGGAGCAGTCCTTCCTTGCCCGGAAACAGGAGTATTTGCGGAATGTGGAGAGCCTGTTGGGCTTAAAACGGGGTATGCTGTCCGATGCCAATGTGGAGGATCGGACCGCTACGGAGATCACCGCCAGCACAGCAGAATACTCCCTGACGGTCATCGATTTTCAGCAGATGTGGCAGCAAACCGTGGAGCAGACCCTTGCTCTGTGCGGCGTTTTGGCAGAGCTGTACGGCCTGCCGGAGAAAAGATGCGGCGCTGTGCGGTTTGACTGGGGTAACGGCAATCTCTACGATCAGGAAAAAATCTGGGCGGATTATATGGAGATGGTCAGCCGCGGAATCCTCAAACCCGAGGTGGCGCTGGCTTGGCGGTTTGGCCTTGCCGGCGAGGATGAAAAGACCATCCGGGAGAAGTTTATGCCCAATTAACATCAAAAAATTAGAAAATGCGGTCATTCCGAGCCAGTGCGAACACTGACGTGGGAATCCCCAATGGCTTTATAAGAAATCGTATCTTGGGGGATTGCCACGGGCATAAATGCCCTCACAATGACAGTGTGTGGTGTGATGAAGCGACCGAAAGGTCGCTTTTTTCATAGCCCTGACCGGCATAAAAAGGTCGAACGTTCGGGATGCAACCCCGTAAAAAGCATAAAAACGAAAGGAGAAACGCAATGAAACGGGATTTTTTGCAAGGCTTACAGGTAGGGGATCAGCCCCTGCCCAAGGAAGTCATCGATGCCATTATGGCGGAAAACGGTCGGGATATTGAGGCGGTAAAGACCCGGTATGCCGACTACGATGCCATGAAAGAGCAGTTGGCCCAGTTGCCTCAGGCGGAAGAAGCTCTGCAGGCAGCAAAGGAATGGGAGGAGCGGTACAACCGGGCGGTGGACGCCCATCGGCAGGAGATGGATGCACTGGTGTTTGACCACAATCTGCAAAATGCCATCCGGGATGCCAAGGGCCGCAATGCCAAGGCCATCACCGCTCTTTTGGACATGGATGCTATCCGGTCCGGCGAAGATCAAAAAGCCGCAATGGAACAGGCGCTGCAAGCACTGAAAGAGGAATGCAGCTATCTGTTTCACACCCAAACCCCGCCCCCTTATGCAAGGGGCACCGGTGCAGCAGCACCGGAAGAACACAAAGGTCCTGCCAGCTTGGCGGACGCACTATTACAAAAATTTGAAAGGAAGTAAACAATTATGGCAATTACATTAGCAGAAGCAAAGGTCGGTATGGCCGACAAGGTAGATCAGCAGATCGTGGATATGTTCCGTCGCAGCTCTTTGCTGCTGGATCAGATGGTATTTGACAATGTCATCTCTCCCGGCACCGGCGGCAGCACTCTGACCTACGGTTATATCCAGCTCAAGTCCCCCTCCACCGCATCTACCCGTACTGTGGGCGGTGAGTACACCCCCGGCGAGGCCAAGAAGGAAAAGAAGACCGCCAATGCGATTATAATGGGTGGCTCCTTCCAGATGGACCGCGTGATCCAGAACACCGCCGGTGCAGCCAATGAGATGGCCTTCCAGGCCGAGCAGAAGATCAAGGCCACTGCAAACTATTTCCACAATCTGGTCATCAACGGCACCGGTGATGCCGATGGCGAAGGCTATGTGACCGGCACCTTTGACGGTCTGAAGAAGCTCCTGTCCGGCACCGCCAACGAGATCACCTCCCAGGTGAGCCTGAAGACCTCCGATGAGCTGGATGAGAACTACAACGCATTTTTGGACGAAATGGACAGCTTCCTCAGCACTCTGGACGGCACTCCCTCCATGCTGCTGATGAACCGCGCTATGCTGGTAAAGCTGCGCTCCATCGCCCGTCGTGCCGGTTACTATGAGCGCAGCCAGGATGATTTTGGCCGCACTGTGGAGACCTATGCCGGCGTACCTATGGTGGATATGGGCCAGTATTATGACGGTCAGAACATCACCGATGTGGTGGCAACCGAGGGCGGTAAGACTGCCATCTATGCCGTGTCCCTGGGTCTGGACGGCTTCCACGGCATTTCCCCCATGGGTGACGGCGTGATCCAGTCCTATATGCCCGACCTGAACAGCCCCGGTGCCGTGAAGACCGGCGAGGTGGAGCTGGTGGCAGGCGTGGTTTTGAAGAACACCCTGAAGGCTGCTGTCCTGAAGGACATCGCCATTGCTGCTGAGTAATGTCGGAGGCACTGCCTATGGTGGATTTTGGTTTTTATTCGGATTGCTACATGGGCAGTGCCATTCCGGGAAGAGCTTTTCCCGGTGTGGCAGCGCAGGCCCAATACTATCTGGACAGGTTTAAGGAGATGTTCCGCGTTGTGTCCTCCGGCGAGGAAACCGAAAAAATGGCCCTTTGCGCTATGGCAGAGGTCCTGTGGTATCGTCGGGACAGCGGTGTATCCTCTGCCAGCGTGGGCAATGTTCGGGTACAGTACGGGAAAAATCGCCCCTCTCTGATGCGGGAGCTGTTTGAAAAGGCATCCATTTATCTGGACATCTACCGGGGGGTGAGCGGGTGAGTGTACCTATGGATTACCGGATGTGCCGGCAGCTGGTGACGGTGTACCGGTATGCTAACGGTGAAATTCTGCGCAAAGAGCTCCCCAACTGCTTCCTGCTGTGGGAGGAAGAGGAAACATACAGCCCTACCGGCAAGGAT